GCTAGAAGTACAGTTGGTTCCTGTAGTGGGGGCAACACCGACGGAAACACCGGAGCCTTCACCTGTGTACAAGATCAAATAACGCCCATTCTTCGAGATGAAAATGGCTTGACCTGAAGAGTCACCACTAATCAGACTACTAGAATAGGGATTGGCTGTCGCACCAGACATATAATTGTTCAGACCGCTGACAATACCAGGACAGGAAAAGTGAGCAGAGATCATAGAGGTCGTAGGTTTCTGATGAATTAAAGGTTTCGAGAACCTAAACTCATAGGTAACCCAGAGCTCACCTATGGTCGAAGCAGCTTGCTGGCCTTCGGTGGCAACCTGAACAGTACAAAGATCATGGAAGCGGGTATCGTCGCCAGATATGTTAGGCAAACCTACATAAAGTAAGTCCAAAGGATCTGTACCACGCTTACACTCAATTGGATGAATAGAGTTGCTGGAGATTTCGCACACTGTAGCGTATGCTGAGTTCTCCATTTCAGTCGAGTTGGTAAACGCTGGTTGGGAAGGGTCATAGTTACTAGCTATGATAACTTTGCCAAGGGCAGTATTAGTGGAGCCAATAGCAGTGGCAGAAGTTGATTTGAAACAAACAAGTGCTCCTAGTGGCTCCCACTCAGCATAATTTTCAGACAACTTGTTCAACCAGGGAAACAACAAAGGGTTTGCTGGATTGAATTGGTAGCTGTTATTTGTGAAGGTGGGGCCAGGGGAGTTCACATTGTGAACAAATTCAGAGTGCCGAACTACAATATCGTTGGTTCCTTTAAAACGAGGCACTTGGCCTTTCATTAAGGAGTTTCTATGAATGACGTACTGACCTGAGCCAGTGACTTCGTCAATGATTGAGCCGGCAATCATGCCGACGCCGGCACCTACTGGGCCGAAGGCAGAACCGATGAGACCTCCTAGCTCTTCATAATGAGAGCGAGGTTTCTTAGGTCGCTTGCGTCGTTTGCGAGGCTTGCGTTTCTTAGTGTTAGAAGAATTGTTAGAATTCATGGGTAAAATGTTTTGAAACTATGGTATGATAGTTTCACGGGCTGGCCTGTGGTGGTCTTTGACACTGGTTACCACTATATACCAGTGTCGGCTCCTTCTACTATAAATAGAAGGGATCGGAAGGGTCGAACTCCCAGGGTTCCTCGTTGACTAGGCCCATGAGGTCAAAGGCTTGGTCAACGAGAGCCGAATGTGCTAAGCGCTCGGGGTGGTGGCGCATATTGAAAGCGTAATCTTCACTGTCAGTATCTCCAGGAACTGAAATTCCTGAGAGAATCTTGTAACAGTAGGCCGCAGTAATCTTCCTGGGATTCTGGGTGTAAGGGAAGAGATTGTTTTCTAGAGAGTATTCAGTTGAACAAAATCCAAAATCACTAGACTCCAGTCTCTGGTCCCGAAGACGGAAACCAAGAGAATTGTAAGTCCTGTCGATTTTAGTGCGCCAAGACGTTAAGTCTTTAGGGCGAGGTAGACTTTCCAAACAATCATCGCCATTCGTGTGAGGAATAGAAAAGGGTGATTCAGCAATAGCAGAGACAACGAAGCAGAGCAAAGCTCGCATTTCGCTATTTCCGAAGGTCGTAACCTTCCTTCCGGAAAGCTGAAAGCCTAAATAGTCGTCACAAGGCGTAATGATCCTTCCGAAGTCATCACAAAAGACAGGTTTTAGGATGGTGATTAAGTGAAGTTTGTCAATCAAAGAAGAATAAACGCTAGTGGGTGGGATAGAAAGTTGCCTCTTCCAACTATCTTTGAGGGCTGTGTGCAACCAAATTGGCACAGACCAGTCCCAGCCACTAACATCATTTGACGATAAAATTGCTTTACCGTCAATAGAGTCCACATCGCCGCGTATTCTGTCCAAGAAATCTTCGAGTTGTTCATCAGAAACCCACCCTGTGCCACATTCAGAGGGTATTGAGGTTCTGTTGACTTTGTGCATGGTAATGAGAGGTCCGAGCAGTAACTGCTCTAGGACTTGCATTACTAGTCCGGTAGCACTAATTACCCGATATCTGCCAGTATTGTATTTCCTTGCGGTATGCAATTCATTCTTAACTGTAAACAGAGTAGGGAAGATTAGGCCGGACTGCAACAACTCGAGGGGAGTCATCCCAGACATGGTATCGTACGGCACAGCAGCAAACATGGTGAACCAACTCACGAACTCATAGACAAACGCTTGTTTGTGTGAGGAAACGACGTCTGAGTTCTTCATGGCAAGGTTAGTGCCACAGAAAGGGTAATTGGTTGTACCATCAAGTGCAATGTCGCCACTAGTTTCTTGATGAGTGCCAAGAATGTGACAAACACGCTTGGCTAAATTTCGTTTAAATTTTCCGTCCAATCTCTTTTCAAAGAATTTGTCAAAGGGGACGGAGACTGGATATAAGAGGGAATGATGCTCCAAGGCTGCATCCAACGCACCCGCGGGCGGTGGAGACCTAACGGAGTTCTTAATACGCCTC